TCGGTCACACAGATATTCTCTCTGAGTTGTCTGATCGTGGTTATGATGTGTTGCACGTCACCAGCAAGTTTGGTGCTTATGTAAACAAAACCAAAGTGTCGCGTGAAGTATTCTTTGACACGCTGACTGCATGGGGTAAGGATAAGCAACGCAAATTTGTATTGTTTCACTATTCCATTTTGTCTGAAGGTATCAACGTGCCTGGTCTCACTCATTGCATCATGCTCCGCAATCTTAACGTAGTTGAGATGGCACAAACGATCGGCAGAGTTATCCGTCTCGATAAGGACGACGCTGCTAAATTGCAGAGCGGTGAGATTCAACCACAGCAGTGGAGTTTGTATAACAAACCCACAGGATTTGTGACTGTCCCCGTTCATCGTAACTATGGCAAAGCAGTTATTAAGCGTTTGCAGCGTATCACGGATGAAATCTTTGTAAAGGGCATCCCTGCCACCGCTCTCGTGTGACGATCGGCGCGGTGTCCACTATCACCGCACAGCACCCCAAAATCGTGTATCTTAAGGACATGGAGGGGCACACAACGACCGCCCCCCACAACCTCTACTCTCTCAACTCTCATGCGTAAGATCGAAAAGCAAATGTGCGCCGCTGTCCAAGGTAACAAGGACTGGCAGTCTGGCAACACTTCTGTGCATTTTGACGCTGAATCTGGCGTCTCTGTTGTGCGTCTCCACGGCAACAAGATCGCTGAGATTGATGACACCTCCATGACGATTTTCGATGGTGGTTGGCAGACTGTCACCACAAAATCTCGTCTGAATGCACTTTGCGAAGAATTCTGCATCGCTGGCGAAGGTGTTTTCCAAAAGAATTATCAGTGGTTTGTGCGTAAGTTTGTTGGTCAATCTTCCATCACTGGTAAAGTCTTCAACGTCGATGATTTCACCAACGGTTACACCTTCGCCTGATCATGTTTGCATCACTCTCTAAGAAAAGATCCAAATCCAATCTTCTCACAATCCACATGCGATTTCTTCTCTTAGTTGTTATCGGCGTCCTGATTTACAATAGCAACGACGCCCGCTTCTTTATCTCAGATCAACTCAACAATGCTTCTGAGATGATCCGCCCTGATGCACAATTTAACTTCCGTTATTGATCATGAATCGTTACTGCATTGAAGTCGATCGAATCGAACCTAATGGCAGCATTTATCACCTTGTCCAGTATCGAGAATTAAAACCCACTAAATCACTCAAAGCACACAAACTTCAACTCAACAAACTAACAACAAAGATTGAAGAAGAATTGCACTATTATCAAGTCCCATTTGAGCGATTTTCTGTGTCTATGGTATAATAAGTAATAAGCACACTCATTAACAACAATGTCTGATCTTTCCCCTAGTCTCACTGATAAAATTCAACATGAGACTTACGGATTATTTCCACTCCCTGTCACCAAATATACCAACCCTGATCATGACAAACACAAGGAAGATATTCTTAAGTGGATGTCACAACAAGAGTTAAAAGAGAAGCATGGTAGAGAAGCAATCTGCCACAACATCACACAGGTAGGTGATAACAATGAATGCCTAACTGCATTGCCTTGGATTGCTGAAACTCTCATCACTGCTGTTAATCAACACAACACAAATGCACACCTGTTTAACACTAACTTCGCTATCCAAGATAGTTACTTAGAGATCGCAGATGTGCAAGCAATCTATGCACCACATGAGCACTCTAATTGTTTATTTTCTCTCACCTACTTCGTCAACTTTAACCCAGACCAACATTGTCCCATTAAGTGGAGACGAAACGTTGCCTCTAATTTCTATCCAGTCATGCAATTTGATTCCACAGGTTTCACACCTTACAACATGACCGAAGCAACATTCAACATTAAAGAGGGAGATATTATTATTCACCCCTCAAACATTACACATGGATTTGATGCTAACCCTACTGGCAATAGAATCACACTCACAGCACAAATCGTCCCAGTAGCATGACACTTACTTATTCCACAGTTATTAACAAGTTTTCCACAACATTGCGCGTTTCTGTGGAATAAATTAAATGTCTAATTAAATATACTTTTGTGCTCTAAATGCCCTTATAAATATGCACACAAATCGTTGCCTCGGACTGTAACACATAAGGGCAAGGATTGCAAACACTTGACAACACCTCCGAGATCCTCTACAATTCACTCAAGTCAACAAATCACAATGGGACGGACTTACAAACGAAACGACCTCCACAACTCTCGTAGACCGAAAAGTATCAGAGAGAAACGTCAATTTAACGGTAGCAAAAAGACTACCAATTATGACAGTTATTCTGAGGACTATTCCACCCGCTACGATAACAACAACACCAAGGAGGATTACACCCGTGAATGAGATCGACACCGATTGGATTGATGACATGCTCGCTGAGGATTGCCCCGAGTATGATGACCTAACTGAAGAAACACTTAGTGACACCTACCTGGGAGAATACCAATGAAGACTATTCAACTCGCCACACATCCCCCAGTAAATATCAAGATCTGGGAGAAGAGTAGGAAATACTTTTGGGCATACGATTACGATGGTTGTCCTAAGTATGGTCCATTCAAATCACAGCAGCAAGCACACACCGACGCAGTTGCATTCTCTGAAGCATGAGTGACACTTACGGAGCAAAGATTGCCTCTATTCCTGATAGTCTAGAGGCATACCTTGACTTATACGATGAGGGACAATTACCACCCGATGAGCAAGTCAAACTAGCACAGAGTTTGATTGACTTAGACCTTGACGATTATCTCACACAGTATCAACCACTATGTGATTATTTCATCGCTGAGGGTCTATGTTATGATGTAGAGGTAGGCGACACTTAGGACAGTGTTTTGCGTCATGTTGTTGATGCCGCCGAAGGCGGTATATAAAAAAGGTATACTTCCCTAACCTACAACAGTATCCTATCGCCTTCGAGATACTATTCATATTAAAAAATTTTTCCAGGATGAAAATACGCCCCACAAGATTTCCAAGATACGAGGTAAGTGACACTGGAGAAGTGTATAGAGATGGAGAGTATCTCAAAGCACATCCCAGGGGTAAACTTACGAAGGTTAATGATTCCCGCTATATGGCGGTGAATATTCAAACATTGGATGAGGAAAGCGGTAAGAAGCGATATAGCAAAGAATATGTGCATCGCCTAGTTGCCGAAGCATTCATACCAAATCCAAATAATCTTTCTGATGTGGATCACATTGATTGTAATAAAAGCAATAACCATGTGAGTAATCTCCGATGGGTTTCACGGGAGGAAAACATGGCAAGGAATCGAAAACCGAAAGGGACGATACGCAAACGCAAAAGTTATTATATATCTGATGGAGAGGGAAATTGGACCTTGATTCCAAAGGAAGACCACGCCAAGTATGGTATCACTAATGAAACTAAGAAAACCAGTGACTGATTATATTGCTCCTAAGGTAACTACAACTCCTTGGGAGCAATTTCAATATATCGCTATAACACTCTCAGAGACCCTCAGGATCGCCTGTAGCAGCGTCCTACAACGTATTAGGAGACTTAGTAAGGTATGACTACTAATTCAATGACAAGAGGCGAGAAGTATCTTGCTTTAGTAGAAGAGTATAAAGATCTTCTAGATATTCCATGGACTGGAAGGAGACTCTACGGATGCTACGAGATCATTCGTAAGTATATGAAATGGAAGCATGATTTGGATATGATCGACTTCAATGCTCGTGGAGTAATTCGATTTACTGATGAGGCAATTGAAGAGAGCAATGGTGTGTGGGTCTTCCGTAGTGAGTGGGGAGATGAGTTAGTGCAATGGGATGACTTGCAAGTAGATGACATCCTAGTCCTCAGATTGTATACCACACCCCTGGGCGGGACGTATTCTGCAGACACAAAGAGTCGTATCCCTAACCATGGTGGTGTGTATCTGGGCGATGGATTCATGTTGCACCATCCTTACAATGATGTCTCACAGATTGCAGATCTTTACAATCCTGCGTTTGCTGTTTATCAGCAGGCATGTGTTGGCGCTCTGAGGCGTAGTGAAATAACCTCTGAGACTACATAAAGTAAAACTGAATACCATAACGGTTATGAGCAAGAGGTATGTGCTAGAAGTAGAAGTAGATGAGCATGGGGAATGTTTTATCACACTCCCCGATGAGATGCTTGAAGAGACTGGATGGGATGTAGGGACTGAGTTAGATTGGTCTGAGGAGATTGATGGATCTATTATCCTCAAAGAGATACTTGAGTAAAAAAATCGTAAAAACCGCGTGGACCTTAAAATGACTAATAGTAATGAAAATTCCGTCCCACAATTTGAAAGTGACGCAGAGTATTTTGCGTGGGCATTTGAGCAGATTAGTAAGAGCATCAAGAATCTTGCGGATCGTCAAGCGATCCTAGAGCAAGCAATTCAAAAGATGCCGCCACCTGGCGCGGATATGGTGAAGTATAAGATTCCAGGTAATGAAGAATACAGTAATCTCAAGGAGTTACTGGATAATATCTTTGACCGACTAAATACGATTGAAACCGTTAACGGTATATAATGGCAGCGTATGTTGAGGAGACTTCTAGGAGTTACCCCAATCCAATATCATCTCAAGAGATGGCGACTACTTTTAAGCGACCATCGTCTGGAAAGTATCGCTCTCATGAATCTGCCCCAGGGGTAGGCACAGGCACCGATTATCAAATCACCTTCCAAGGTGCGGGTCCTGGGTCATTTCCTCTGGGGAGAGATATTGTACACTATATCGGTGATATCGATCCTCAATGCGTAGGCAACTGTGATGGAGATCGTCAAGCGATCTATCGTTTCTGGAGAAGTAATAAAAGAGATCATAAGTATGCAATCACACCCCAACTTCAGAAGAAGGACATGGGTGTTGAGAATGAAGACTGGGAGAAGGCAGCAGGTGGTTACAGACCCGAGCCTAAGAATGGCAAACCTGTATTCTATTTGCTGCGAGAGCAACTAGACAATACTGTCCCTGTCAAACTATTCTATTCATACTGGCCTGATAATACATTGCTACACGCTGGGTCTGGTAACCCAGGTGGTATCACAATAGGCAATGGTAAGGGCAAGTATATGGACCTGGGTATCATTGGGTATGCCTATGCCTCTCAGGAGAGCGGCACAGTGCCTCTGTATCATTACCGCTATGGTAGCTACGGTGCAAGCAAAGGTAAAGACATTGATGACTTCTATACTATCGACCCCTCTCAAGAAGTTGACCTAGGAGGCGGTCCTATACCCCCTAGGAAACCGCGAGAGGGGCGTTGGCAGTATCAGGGTATCGAATGCTATGTTTATAGTGGAGAGGATCCTAATGCTCCCAAGAGGACATACAGAGACATTGGTAAGATAGGTCCTACTGGTCAGTGTATCAATAAGCGTAGTTGGTATGCATGGCCTGCTGACGATCAACCATTTAACTGGAGAGTTTATAACAGAGGTGGATATCCTGGTGGTTATCCTAACGGTCCTGCTGGTGCGACTCCTGGTGTGTTGGGATTTGGTAATCCAGACAACGTAGAGTTGCTTAGTGAAGATGCAAACTTTGAATGGGCATACGGACTCAACGGTGCAATCAAAGGAGCAGTGCCACGCTTCCTAGGATTTGAGGATAGTTATGACTCACAGTTTTACTATTATCTCTACGACACATCATATCCTTGGAATGGTCCGATCTTTGGTATTCAGTATGCGCTGAATGATATTCCTTGCTGTCCTAATACTACATGTAATGATGAGAATAGTGAGAGACCTAGACCCTGTTGTATTCCTAACGACCACCACTACTCTCATTTCTATGAGATCCGTGAAGATTCTTGGGAAACAACCAAGACACGCATGAGTATCAATGACATCAGCACCAATGGTGTGAAAGAGTCATTCCAATGTATTGATACTGATAGTCGTCGTATCCTCTTCCGCTATACATCTACCAGTGGTAGTTTCAAGCGAGGAGAGACTCTCAATGGTTGGATCATCGGATCCGTAGTTTACTACGGAGATGAGTTGAAGTGTGGACTGATTGAGCTCAATGCTGGCGCAGTAGGTAGCAAATTCTCATATAACCAAACAATCACTTCTGCAGATGGCGGCACTGCTGTAGTCCTTGCTGGATATGGTATCCCCAACAAAGGAGCGTTTGCGGGCGTTTATGAATTCCCTAAGCGGATCTCCTACTATGAAGTGGAGATTAACCCTAAGGCACTCATCCCTACACGCACACTTGACCTAGCAGAAGCGGAAGCAGTAGTCGATAACAACGGATCGATTACAGAAGTGATCATGATTGCGGGCGGTAAGGGTTATAAGAATCCAACTGTTGAGGCAATCAACCCCAGAGTCATGGATTCCTACTCCGCTGGTGACTTGTCTAAGTTTATGCAAGACGGTGTTGTCAAGGGTGATGAGGCAAATATCAGTAATTCATTCCTAACTCCCGACACTTCAAACATTATTGATAATAATGTCCGCGATACCTTTGAATCTCTTGGTGTGCAGAATGGTGAGATACCCTATGCTACAGATAAGAATGCGGAAAAAATGAAACTCAAGAAAGCAATCTTGGAGATTTCCGAGATTACTGAAGATGGGGAGATCATGTCTATCCGTGTTGTTGATGGTGGTGCGGGATATAACCAAGCAGAGCCTCCAACAGTGATGATTGTTGAGCCTGAAACGTTTGAATATAAGTCTCCTGAGATTCTGGATGACACGCCAGAGAATACTAGAGACAGAATAACTGACTTGGGTGCAACTTTTGCTAGTAAGTTTGTGGGTGCTATGGACGCTGAAAGTCATCAGCGCCTCAGTGGATTCATGCAAGGGTCATTTGTTACTGCAACAGCGGGTCCAAAGACATCAGTCGTGGATACTTACCTCAGAGTCCCTGATAGAGAAGAGGGTGATGAGACAAAGTATTGCTTTGATATTCCACAAAAGTGTATCAGCATTCCTGTTTACGGTCAGTTGTCTTCAGTCCCCGCTAATTGGGAGTCGTTGTTTACATATACTCAAGCAAATCCTGGTGTTGCCGAATGGTATAACACCAACAGTGGTATTGTTTCTGACGGATTCCGCAAAGGTGATGCACTACTTGATAACCTGAGTAGTGTCTATGGTGCGTTTGGCGGATCAAACTGTATTGTTTCAGGTCAACCTAAACTCTATAACATCAGAAGATGGTTTGATATGCCCTGTGCATACCTGGCATCTGGTGGAGGAGAGCAAAAGGCATTTGGTTACTTGGTTTACAAGTATACTGCATCGGAGCAACAGGAAGCATCATTCCGTGTTTCGATGGAAGTTGAAGGAAAGGTCATAGGATCTATGGGATCCGACTTCATGGATTACTTGGATACCTTCCCCAAACCAAGGATTACACCAGCAAGAAAAGTTTCAGGTGGTTACAAGACATGGAGTTGTAGGACTGGCGGTGTTGATGGTAGATGCTATCGCGATCCATCAAACCCTAGTGACATCATCTTTGTGCCTGTGGGTCTGGATGAGAATACATTTGATTACAACCGCAATGGATATTCAGAGTATCAGCAGTTTGCACTTTGGTTAGGAGACAACCTAACTGGTGGTGGACTGACTTCTGGTAGCACATCGTGGTCATGGGTCGATGATGAGACAACTACAACCACAAATCCTGACGGATCAACGTCATCATCTACCACAAGTTACGGTGGCACTACTTCATCTGGATATACTGCATTCACTGTGGACTGTAGTCCTGACCCTGGTAGCACTAATGTGCCTAACCATGATTGTTGGGATAAGTATGTGCGTGCCACAGGAGCGCCCTCAGACGCCCCTCTCAACGTTTACTGTGCATATGACAATCAGGGTAACGGACTTCCTGGAGAGCGTTTCTGGGAGATCACAGGACCCGCTAACGGGACGCAACCTGATGGATATACAACACCAACTGGACCAACAAATCCATTCTGCTCTCAATGCACAGGATCGTCTTTGTATCCTTCATGGTCCATTGTCTTTGGTGGTGGTCCTCCTGCTTGTGGTCTAGATGATGTGAATGACGCATCTATTGCTATTGACCCTCAGCGTATTTACGATCATGGTGATGGTGTAGGTAAGGTTATGCAGATGGGATCGTATGATGGCACCATGCAAGTCAGAAACTGGTTGACTGGTGGCACTATTGCTCTAAGTAGGACCATCAGGAATTTGGGTAATCCATATTTCGATGAGTGTGATGGCCTAAATGCTTGGAATGCAGGAAACCGTATTAACGACGATATTGTTTAACTATGGCATATGGATTTCTAAAACCTGTTGCATCACTGAATGGTCTTCCATGCTCTGGACATGGACTTTGTATACCATCCACCATTCACTCTGTACAGGCGTGTGGCACCCCTCCAATCCCCTACAGCATCGTTATTAAGAATTTTACATGCTGGTGGCCCCCTTTGCCCCTAATTCCGTTGACAGCGATCAACCCATTTAGGGCAACTGTGCTGGTAAACATGATTCCGATCATGTTGATGGGTGATGTTTTCATCAATCACCCTGCAGTTTGCTCGAATATCATCATTTACCTGTGCCCTTGTGGCAAAGCAATCTGTGCAATCCCAACTCCTATCCCATGTAGTCCCCTAACTATTGAAGATATGGGTGTTATTGGACACCCAAGAGTCGTTATGGCAACAACTTTGACAGTCTTTGCACTGAAATTGCCTGTTGCACGCATCCTAGACCCCCTCGGAGTCGGATTTCCTGGTTTCTCTTACCCCTGCTCGTCGGTTGTTGCCTTTGGACACCCCACTGTGCTTGCCTCATGAAGCAAATCTGCTATAATTAGTAGGTCCACAACGGAGAAAAATGGCAACTCGAAGCAAAGTCGGTATCTCAGGCACCAATTTCATGCCTGGTAAACCCAAAGCAACTCGACAAGGATCATCTAAAAACACAAAGTATGCCGCGACATCACGAAACAAGGCGAAGAAGAGATACCGTGGTCAAGGACGATAAGGTGAAGACCACGCCCGAGCTGGTAAATGAAGCAAACAACGGACTTTATCATGCAACAATGAATCTCCCACATGCAGCAAAGCACTGTGGCATGACAGAAAGGGAGATGAAAATGACATTTAGAGAATTCCTTAAATATCAGGAGCAATAAATTATGAGAGATCTCCTCTTCATCAGTCAGGATAAGGAAATGGCACTCATCCAAGAGCTGATTTACAAGCTTAGGATGGCAAAACTTGACATTCACCCGTCCAAAACCTGTTTTCTTTGTGTCTCCCCTGACTATTCAAGCATCGTTGCTCAACATTTGAGTCATGGTTTGTCTATTGATGGGGAGATTTTTCATATTGAGGCAGTAAATGTCAACTTTCCAGACGAAAGTCCTAAAAAATATCAGATAGATTTCAGTCTTAACTATGCAGAGTGGGTCTTAGAATGGGACAACTTTGTGCTTATCGAAGCAGGAGTGATCCGAGGCGGCACTTACACCTGGATTACCAAGGCAATGGAAGAGTTTTCAGACAAGAATTACCATACTGTCGCACTTGCTGAGAATATCGGAAGTAAATATGCCTCTGATTTTGTTGGAATGTATTATGACGACAGTAAAGAAGACTTACATTACTGGTGGGAGCGCCCAAACAACCACTGGGAATGGCAATAAATAACCTTATGCACTATGCAGGAGACTAACAATGGCTAACAACCCAGTACCTGACCAGGGACAAGATTTCCTGAAGTCTGGGATGACGCTAATAACTGATCCTAGAAGTGATAAATATCTCAACATGGCGCGTAAGCGCCACTCCGATCCACCCAAAGATCGGAATTCAAAATGGTGCGGTGGTAAAAATGGGTTTGACGACTATGTAGAAAGGATGTAATGGCATCTTACAGATTCAGATCCGAGAAATACGTCAGTAGAGGATACAAAGACTTGTCTGTTTCATTCAAGTCTAACCCCTCTACTGGCGATTTTGGCATAGTTAAGAATGAAAATGCGATTAAGCAGGCAGTAAGAAATCTTTTATTGACTGATCTTGGTGAAAGACCCTTCCAACCCAACATTGGATCACGAATTAAGGGTCTTTTGTTTGAGCCTTGGGATGTTTTCAGTGCAGATGAGATCAAAGGTGAGATTAAAAACTGCTTGAGTCGTCTAGAACCTAGAATTCAAGTCACAAAAGTGACTCTTACTGATGAACCAGATATAAATGCTATTGCAGTTGAGCTTGATTATACCATTGTTGGTGAAACTGTTGTCCAAACTATCGAGTTTCTCTTAGAGAAGGCATAAAATGTCAGCAATTCCTTCACAACTTACGTCTCTGGACTTCTTTGAGATCAAAGAATCCATTAAATCCTACCTCAGGACTCGGAAAGAGTTTTCGGATTACGATTTTGAGGGAAGTAGCGCATCGTACCTGATCGATATCCTCGCTTATAACACATATTATACAGCATTCAACGCTAATATGGCGCTGAATGAGTCATTTCTCGAAACTGCAACCGTCAGAGACAACATTGTCCGCATTGCAAAGCAGTTAAATTACACTCCTAGGTCAATTAAAGCGCCTAAAGCGTGTATTAAGATCGAAGCACAGACAGAGATCGCTCTAAATGGCACTACATTTCCCGAATTTGCGACTTTGAAGAAGGGAGATGTGTTTGTTGCGGAGAATGCACTCGATTCTTTCACATTTACACTCACAAGAGACATCACAGTCCCCGTAAATTCCTCAACTGGGATGGCAACTTTCGATGATGTCGTCATTTATCAAGGAAATCTGCTCTCATACAACTATACAGTTGATTATACGAAGCAACAAGAGTTTTTGATCCCTGCAGAAAACGTAGATACGGGTCTTCTCAGTGTTGACATCTCTCCAAACGCACAATCTTCGGAAACTGACACCTACAGTCTCGTAAATAACGCGACTGCATTGACAGAAACCTCCAGAATCTACTATTTGGAGGAAACAGATGACCTCAGATACCGTTTGATCTTCGGTGATGGCGTTTTGGGGCGCAAATTGATTGATGGTGAATACATCAGACTGGAATATGTGCAAACTGATGGTGTAGCAGCAAACGGATCGAAGTCATTTAGCTTCATCGGCAACATTATTGACTCTGATGGGCGCGTTTTGCCTACAGCAGGCATGATGCTGCATGTCAAGGAGTCAGCACAGCAAGGCGAAGATCGCGAAACAGGTCTAAGCATCAAATTTAGAGCACCTAGAGCGTATGCAACGCAAAACCGTGCTGTGACCGAGAATGATTATGAGCATATCGTTTCTGAAGTGTATCCTCAAGCAGCATCGGTGACTGCATATGGCGGAGAGAGACTTTCTCCACCAATTTACGGTAAAGTCTTTATCGCTATCCGTCCTAAGACAGGCACAAAGCTCAATGCGAGCACAAAAGCGAAAATCAAGAATGATCTGAAGAAGTTTGCGGTTGCATCAATCGAGCCTGTCATCGTTGATCCCACTTCTTACTACATTATTCCAAAATCTTACGTTTACTACGACGGAAACGCAACTTCCAATACTGGATCGCAACTTGGCACCAAAGTGTTGCAGTCAATTGACCAATTTAACAAAGCAGGTCAAACAAACCGCTTCAATAACCGTATTGATGGATCTAAGTTTGGTGCTGTGATCGATAACAGCGATACATCCATTGCTGGTAGCGTAACTCAGATTACTTTGGGTCAAAATCTGGATCAATTCACTTGGGGTAACGTATTTACCCAATGTTTGGACTTTGGTAACAGAATTTACGATCCTTCATCCTATGCTGGCGACGAGCCTAAGAATGGAGACGGCACAGACCCCGATGGCAACGTCGGTGGCACAAAATGTGACCCTTCATTCTCTGTGGTCAAGTCTGGCACATTCTATGCAACTGGTTATACCGAAGATTTGGTAAACCTTGCACTTGACGAATCAACTGGCGCTCAGATCATCACTCCTGCGTTTAACTCCAACGTTGCAACTGAAGTCCTGGTCCCTGTCAACATCAGAGACGATGGTAAGGGCAACTTGATGCTGGTTACTAAGCGTGATGAAACAGAATTGATTCTCAACCCAACCGTTGGCACGGTTGACTACGGATCTGGCAAAGTTTGCGTTGGACCTCTGGCAATTTCGGATACTCCCGACAATATCGAAAGACTTCCAATTCAGGTCGTGCCCTACAGTGGATCTATTGACATTCCACCTGGCGTTGACCCCACAATCTTTAATCCTGCGGTTAATCCAATCGACTTTACGATTAACACAATCCCTGTCCCCACCTTCGATCCCAACAACTTCTCGGGATACAACTTCGGTCCTACAGGGGGTATAAATATCATTGATTACCCAATGGATTCTTTCGAGTATCCAGTGCCAGACGGTTGTTTCTGAGATAGATGCAAAACAAAAACATTAACGTATCTGATCGCGTCGAAGGTCAACTACCTGAGTTTATCAGGGAAGAAGATCAGCAGTTTGTCAACTTTCTCTTCGAGTATTACAAGTCTCAGGAGAAAACAGGCAGACCGTATGATATCCTCAATAACCTTCTCAATTATCTCGACTTAGACGAGTATAATACAGAGCAGCTTTCTAGCAGCACACAACTGCTTTCTAATGTAGGTCTTTCTGAAGACAAACTGGAAGTAGAATCGATTGATGGTTTCTTGGATCAGAATGGATCCATCATGATCGATAATGAAGTCATGTATTACGAGTCTGTGACTCGTGGTCCTGATGCTATTATCACTCCTGGCGTATCTATCGCTCAGTTTGATAAGAAGAAACAACAACTGGAAAATCCTTTTACACTGTTCGATGGTGTAAGGACATCTTTCCCCCTGAGTTTCCTTGGCACTCCCACTTCACCCCCAAGTGCTGAGCATCTCCTTGTAATCACTTACAACTACTTCAATATCCCTGGGGTTGACTACTACCTTGAGGGAGATGAGATTCGTTTCACCAATCCACCCCGTGAAAGGACTGGTGTTGACAATTCAGACTTTACTCAGATCATTTATCTGGTTGGTTATGCAAACCAACCTATTTTGACGTTGGATGCTGTCCCCTATACCGAGTGGGAAGGTGGACATGAGTATCCAATGCGTCTCAATACTCAGGCATACCGCCCAACGTCGGAAATTGGTCTGATTATTCATAAGAATGGCAGACTGCTGAAACCTTACGAAGATTATTCAATCTTTGAAGATACTCTTATCTTTGATTCAGTGTTGGGTGCTGCTGATGTCATCCATATTAGATCTGTTGAATATATTGCACCTGCATATGGATCTGGTGCTGATGCTATTGTCCAGGTAGCAGAAAGTGGTGCTATCTCTCGTCTGATCCCCAAGTCAGGTGGTAGTGGTTATCGTTTGGACTTTAATCCAAAAGTTGCCGTCATCTCAAAAACGGGTGAAGGTGCAACTGCCAAGTCTCTGATTGGCGGTATCAAAGATATTCGTCTTATTGATGGTGGTCAGGGTTATTCTTCATACAACCCACCTATTCCCATCATCGCTG